AAGAGTTTCAGTTCTATCATAATACCAGCTTTTTGTATAGCCAATTCTTCTAGCTCTTGTTTGTAGATCTCCACTGGATCCCCTTGAATATATAGAACAAGCGTTACGCCCTTGTATATTTCCTTGTTGTATTCGATCATGCTTAATTGATCAAAAAAGTCATTATTTACGTCGTATTGGAGGCCCTTATCCTTATAAAAATCCTTGTTTGAGTAAGAATCTAAGCTAACGACCTCCTTAAATATATCGCGTGGATCTATGGATACTTTAATTTCTCCTACATTCACGTCTTTAATCTTAATTTCTTTGCTGACTTCTATGTTCTTGGTTGTAATTCCTCCCTCGTCAGCGACATCTGTTTCTGTAATTGATTCTTCTTCATCCTCAACAGCCTCAGGTGAGCTCTCTTCAGATTCCGGCTCTTCTTCCACTGTTTCTTTATTACCTTCAGAAGATTCTTCATCCTCTTTGGGTTCTTCCATGCTGTCATCATTTTCAGCTACCTCCATTTCTTCTTCCTCAGCCTCCATTTCTACTGCATCTTCTTCTGTTTCTGGTTCCATGTCAACAGTTTCTTCTTCTGCCATTTCCATTTCTTCAGGTTCTTCCTTGACTTCTTCCATGTTTGGTTTATCTTCCTCCATTTCCATTTCTACAAATTCTTCTTCCATCTCCATTTCAGTAGGTTCTTCCTCCATTTCCATTTCTGGCATTTCTTCTTCCATAATAACAGTAAATGCATCTTCCATGTCTGTAGGCATCTCCATTGGCATGTCGTCAGGCATCTCCATTTCCATCTCTTCAAATTCTTCTGGTATTTCTATAATCTCAAATTCTTCTGGCATTTCATAAACAGAAAAATCTTCTTCTGTCATAAAATCTTCTTCAAAATAAAAATCATCTTCCCACGTAAAATCTTCTTCTTCAAAATAAAAATCATCTTCCCATGTAAAATCATCTTCAAAATCAGGAATGTTTTCTTCTATGTTTTCTAAATCTTCTGTAACATCCTCATCAATTAAATCTATGTCAGTGTAAGTTACTGATAATGTTACATCATCTATATCCGGACCTAAGTGCCCAGAAGTATATCCTACACCTTGGTTTTTTACGGTTACTTCTATGCCAAAATCAGTTTGTGTATTTGATCCTTGTATGTGTGTGTCAGTGTAGTTGTTGTACTGGTTGCAATTAGAAAACCCACAGTTTGCTGTTGGTATAATTCTTGTTTGTGTTGTAACACTACCATCAGCTCCTGTTATTTTCTGTTCTAAAGTTATAGTGTTGTTGTAGTTGTTCCAAAACCATATGTCAGTAGCAAGCGTGCTTGAAAAACCATTTTGTATTTCTTTCTGGTTCATTTCTGCGTCCGTTGATAATGTAACGCTTTGGGATACTTCTGAATCTACACCAGCTGCAAAAGACCCACCAGGGGTGTTGTTGATAGTTCCAGAACCAAGATCATCATGATGATTATCGTATCCTGTTACATCCCAACCAGTATCACTGTACTGTGTTCCAGTGCCAAAAGTAGAGTTGTTAAGTATATTTCCTGTGGTTACTTCTACGCTAGTCGCTGTGGACGTTAACAGGGACAGGGTCAATAATAGGCTCGATATCGTTAACTTCATTTTCTTCCTTTAATGTAAGTAGTTCTTGTTCAATTCTCGCGGCCTCTATTCTTGCTGCTTCCGCTTCTTCTGCGATTCTTGCTTCTTCTGCGATTCTTGCTTCTTCTGCTATTCTTGCATTTATTTTAGCAACTACTTCTTGTTTCGCTAAATGTTCTTCATAATCAGGCCTAAGTTCAGGGTACTTGTCCCACATTTCCGCCGCCTGTGGACCTATAAGACCCATGTAAGGGCACGGTGTTCCTGCAGCTTCCATGGCTGAAAAGACACGTTTATCCTGGCATAATACTGCGACGCTCGCAACCTTCATGCCAAAATCCTGGAGGACCTTCGCTAATTTGATACGCTCGCAGTTTTCATCGATTACGTGCTTGCCACCCGAAAAGCCAATGACCCCACTAGAAATAGAACCACTAACACCCATAGAGCAAACGTCTTGAGACATGCTCGAGTATGATGGTGAGTTAGCTGATGGAGGGGGTATACCTGCCCCATTGGAAGTTGTTGAATTTGTTGTCGTTGATGATGTTGTGTTCGTTTGCCCGTCATTATTATTAGTTGTAGTGGCTGTATATCCACCCGTAATATTTGTGTTCGAACCTGATGTATTAGTTTGTGAATTTGTGTCATCTGCAACTGCAGGTTTAGCCCATATTGAGACTAAAATCAACGTCACTAATACTGTTATAATTTGTAGCCAAAATTTCATTCGCCCTCCAGGCTATGCGCCAAATTTTGTTCCTTGGTAATCCATACCTTGTATAGGAAAGGCATCGAAAGGCAAGCAGAATGCATCAATTTTTATAGAGTCTTTATATTCTTGAGGTCTAGCCTCATACATATTTAAAAATTCCGCTTGTGCATCCACGCACTTTTCTTCAGTTGGGTATATTATTCCATTATATTTTACTGAAGGTGCATTTGGTGCTGACATTAATATCAACATAAACCATATTTTAATCACTGTGTCCCCTAAAATAGTTTTTTTCAGGGTGGTATTGTAACCATTTTTTAAATTTATACCAGATGTTTCTGATTCTTGTTGCCATTATGTTCTCTTAATGGGACTCTCACTGCTCGAATGAGCAGCAAAGAGAGTCCACTGGGTGAAATGAAGTTGAGAATTTAGTTATATGTTACAAGGCGTTACATGTAAAGTTTTTTCTTGACACGTTTTTTGGCGGAAAGCCTGTTAAAATAATGTTCTTGTAATGTTTTAATAATTATGGTATAATTAGTCATACAAAAGAGAAAGCCAACACAATTGCAATGAGTTGGTACTCTCTGGCTGAACAACAATCGCAAAGTTGTAAAGCATAGGTTCTAAGGAGCATGTCCAAATGGATGAGGACTTAGAGTTTAGTACTGAAGTCGCGTTAGTCATGTGAAAATGATTTGCCGTGAAAAGGTTGTAGGTACGGTCATTCAAATCCTACGAGAGCTTTTGTTGTAAAGAAATAAGATATGATGAGTTTAAAAGCATACAATACTTGGCTAAATAAGGCTAAAAAAGGTGACCGCGTTACATATTACCGTGGATATCTAGTTGAGCCATACTTGCAACCTATTTCACCGACAATTGATCGTGATAGAGTTACAAGATTAGGTAAAGAAGTAATTAAAACTTATAACGCTAATTTAGTTAATTTAGTACAAAAGAAACATGCTAATTTTGACTATGAGTATATGGCGGTGCGCAAATGATTTGGGCATTGTTTTGGTTCTGTTTAATTCCTATTAAATTTTACTTTGCATATGTAATTTTAATATGGATTTATAAAACATGGTTAGGGGTATGAGAGATACAACTTGGGTAATTATTCTTGGCTCAATTTTAGTTATTATATTTATATTATGGACAACTTAGCAAGAGCAATTAGAAAAATTGATGCCTACAATAGAGGTAAAAGAGTTATGGTTACTAAGGTAGCAACCACACTACCTGCTGATAAACTTAAGAACAAAAAATATTTTGATAAGGATGGAATATTAAAAACTTTCATTCGCGTCAAAGCAACAGATACAGGTGATTTATGAGTGACTTTGATAATTGGGTAATGGAATATTACGAAGAGGTATGGGAGGCAGAAGATGGTGAAGAATAAAGAACCAAATACACCAGAAGAAAAGAAGTATAGAGAAGAGCGTGATAAGATAATGAAAGAGGAGCCACGCAAGTGGGATCACATTCAAAAGGAACGTGATAAAATACGCGCGAAGAAAATGTCCCAGGCCCTTGCTGACCAAGAAGCAATGAAAGAATATAGTCACACACCACCAACAGTGACGTTTAAACAACCACCTGCAGGAACTGAAATAGGCGGTATGAAATCATTTCATGTTGAGAAGGGTGAAGAGAAGAATACTTACCAGATAACAACGAAGCGCGAAATAACATTTCAATATTTAATTCGTGCCAAGAATGAAGAGGATGCAATGGTTCGCACACTTGGATTTGTTAGCAAGGATGGTAGTGGGCAGCGTGAAGATGTTAAACGTCCTATGTATGCATCTAAACCAATAATCCGTGAGTGGATAGATAAGATTAGGAAAGTATGATGAAAAGTACTTGCGAATTAAAAAAACTAATTAAAGATATTGTAAGAGAAGTCTTGAAAGAAATTAAAGAAGAAGAAAGAAAAAAAATATTAGAGGAGAGCTATGGCGGAACAGACCCAGACTAAAAATTTAGAGCTAAAATACGATATATATCAACCATTTGGGGCAAGTATCTTAAAAGTTAAGATGCCGCAGCAGTTTGTTAATTTACTGAATGTTGAAGCTGATCGTATATTACATGATGAGAAATTGAGTGAGGAGCGTGATTGGTCACATAATCTTGCAGGCAATGTTAAGAAAGAAGTTATGCTCGATGTCAACAAAATTCCTAACATTAGAGAGTTTCTTGGATCAATGGCGCAAACATATTATAGACATACCATTAAGTCAGAACCGGCATCTGGTAGCAAGGTTGCATTCAGAGCGTGGATTGTATCACAGTACGCAGGTGACTTTAATCCTATGCATATTCATGATGCTAATTTATCTGGTGTTGCATTCCTGAAGATACCACCAGGATTTGATAAAGAATATGCAGCAGAAGATCATCATCCAACAGCTGGGTGTTTAGAGTTTCTTGGATCAACACCAAATCATTTTGCTAACCATAGCTATTTAGTTAAACCAGAAGTCGGAGATTTTTATTTATTTCCTAGTTGGTTAACACATCAGGTGTATCCATTTAGATGTGAAGGTGAGCGACGTTCGTTTGCTTTTAATGTTCATTTTACATTGGATGCTCCAGTGAAGGGAGTTGATGTATAATGAATATAGATCTTTGGCATTGGTGGATTTTATCCATGGTAACTATTAACACAATAATTAATTCTATTGTTTTTATAGTTGGGCGTAAATTTAAAAAGGCAAAAAAGAAATGAAACTACCAGGCAAAGTAAAAATTGGGTACCAGGATATAACAATTGAGCGTGAAACAGCAACGTTTCAGAAACAATCAGATTGTTATGGTGAATATGACCACCGTAAGAACGTTATAACCATACAGAATGGCTTATCACCACTTGATGAAGCTAATACAGTAGTCCATGAGGTATTACATGGTATAGCCTATATCAATTCGCTCACCGCCAGTGGCCAGCCGCTTGACAGTGAGAACAAGGAGGAGGTAGTTATTAATCAATTCACAAATGGCTTGGTACAAGTACTTAGAGATAATGAATGGCTATTAACATATTTGAAGGATAAACTTAAATAATGGAAGAAGAGAACAAAGCGCAAACATATGAGATCAATTTATGGAAAGACAAGAAGATTGTTGAGAAAGTTGTTAAACAATTTGAGAGTGAGGATCAAGTGTTAGAATACATAAAGGATAATTTTGAGAGACAACCTGAACCACAGTACCCACAATTAGATCCAGAGCGTGGTTATGTAAGGCCAAAAGCCGATGATCACATTATTACGTGGTCTAAAATAACTACATATGTTAGAAAGAGAGCGCCAAATAGAATGAAATTGGATGAAAAGGAGCAGGAACTAAAGGATACACTAGATAAATCAATAACAAAAGAGGTTATTGAGGAGTGGGGCAAGGAAGAAATGTTGAGATTAGTTAGAAAAGAGTATTGGTCGAACCCCAATACTAAGGGACAAAAGGATTATAAATAGGTATTGGCGTGGTATTATGAGTAATATAAAAAAAAAGAAGGGTTTGACACCTAAACAAATGAAATTTCTTCAAGTAATTCAAGCATTTATCGATGCGAATGGCTACTCGCCATCGTACGAGGAGCTTAAACAATTAAATGGTATGAAATCTAAGAGTAATGTGCATGGATACGTCCAAGGGCTAAAAAAGCGCGGATACCTTGACGATATACCATATTCTAAGAGAAGTATTGTACTACTATGATTGGTATTGTATTGTGCGCTGGATGCTAAAAAGTTTTTTTATTTTTTCTATCCCGGGATTTTGCCAATACCGTAATACCAATTCCCAATTCTCTATATGGAGTAAGGGATACCAGGTATTACGGAGGTATTACGAGTTCATGGTTAAAGAGTCAAATTATAGTATTTTGGAGTTAAAATGAGTGAAAAAGACATATATAACAATAAGTTAAAGCAATTAGAAGAGGTAGGCCTCCGTAATACCATCCGTAATACCAGAGATATGGCATTGAAACACCCACGTGGTGAGGATGGATTGACAGATAAACAACGAATATTTGTTGAAATATTCGTAGCTAATGAGGGCAGAATGACTCCAACAGAATGTGTAAGACAATCTGGATATAAGAAAGAACGTGCTTCAGTGACAGCATCTGAGTTATTAAATATTAACAAATTCCCACGTGTTGTTGCTGCAGTGAGGAAGAAAAGAAATGAGCTTGCCGATACTCATAAGGTTGAAATGAGTAAACACATACAAGAGCTTGCTAGATTACGTGATAAGGCACTTGGGGATAAGTCTCACAGTGCTGCAATTAATGCTGAAAGATTACGTGGACAGGCTGCAGGATTATATGTTGAACGTAAAGAGATTAGAACAGGATCAATAGATGATATGTCACGTGATGATGTATTAAAAGCATTAAAGGAATTAGGTTATGACGGAGAAATTAAAAAAGAGGGTAATCAAACTATTATTCAAGTCGAAGAGAAATCCAGTGGCGAAAGAATTAAAGACATCACCCCAGTACAAACAGAAGATAGTAAAGAGCAAAAAGAAGTATGACCGTAAAAACGGAAACAAACTTCTACAAGACTTTCAAGAAATGTTTGGAAAGTGGGACTGAAAAATACATAATAACACGTATTGAGTCTTACGTCACGCCAGGATTCCCTGATTGCTTGATATACCATAAAGATATTGGATTTTTTACTGTAGAATTGAAAGTAGTGCGGCGTAATAAGAAGGGTATTGGAAATGTGTCAGTTTCACCTTTACAAATAGCCTGGAATACACTCCATGCATCCCGTAATGCACTTGTATTTACCTTGATCTACGACCCCGGGAAGAGGCACACTAAACTCTTTTCAAGCGCCAAACTCCTAGAACTCCGTGATAATGACTATGACTCAGTGGACGGTGCCCTGTGGACTGGTGAGCTGGGCCCGGGCTGCAGTT